TGGGGCGGGGTGTCGGTGGCCCTCGCTACGGAGAAACGGCGTCGCCGCCGGCGTCGAGCTGCGAGCCGAGCCGGTCAGGCTGGCACGAGACCGGCGAACCAGTGCGGGTTGTAGTAGTTCACGCGCGGCATGGTGTCGCGGTCGCCCTTCGAGCTGTTGCACGACGTGCAGCAGGCCACCAGGTTGTCGAGTGCGTCGGGGCTGCCGGCCCTGCCCTCTCTGATCCACGTAGCCTTGGACACCACGTGATCGGCGGTCGCGTTCTTGCCCTCGATCAGCTCGGCTCGGCAGTAGCTGCAGATCCAGCCGTCACGGTTCAGGCACAGCAGCCGGTTGGTCTTGTACTCGGTGCTGCGGCTGCTGTGCTGGCTCATGCTGCTGCGGCGTCGTGCAGGATGCGCTGCACCACGGCGGGATCGAACCGGCGATCTCCCCCGAGCGTGCGGGTGCAGGGGATCTTGCCGGCGTCGGCCCATCGGCGCACGGTCTCGACGCGGACGCCGAACAGCTCGGCCACCTGGCCGGCGGTCAGCTTGCGGGCGTGAGCGGGGAGCGGGGCGTTCAGGGCTACGGCGGTCATGGTGGGCATGGGCTGGGGCGGCTCTCTCGGGTGTGGGGTGTGTGGGGGTTGTGGGGAGGGTCTACGTTTCGCCGGCCTCGGGGGTCGCCGGCGGGGCGCGTCGGCGCTCAGGCAGGCAGCAGCTGCTCGATAGCTCGGCGCTGATACGGGTACAGGTGGATGGAGTGCCATTCCAGCCACGCGATCACGTCGCCGGCGTCAACGCGCTCGGCCGCGATCCGGTCGATGCCGAGATCCAAGCGGTCGAGCTGCGCGACGATGCCCCCCACAGCAACGCTACCCGCCGACACGAACGCCTCGGCAGCGGGCAGGGCTTGCGGTCCGGTAACGATCAGCTGAGTGCGGGCTGCGTCGAGCTGTTCCCCGAGGGCGCGGGCGCGGTGCAGCAGGCTGATCTGTCGTGCTCGTCGTGCTCGGGTGGCTATCTCTCGGGTCTGCTCTGTCAGCTCTGACAGGGCGTTGGCTACGGCTGCGGTGCTCGGGTTGGTCACGGTGTTGCTCTCGGTGTGTGGGGTGTGTGGGGTATGTCCCTTCGCCCTGCTCGATGGTGAAGGTAGGTGAGGGGTTGGGAACTATGGCCCCCCCTAGCTCATTTCTGAACTCGGGAGGGGCGCATGGGATCTGCTCGACGGAGCCAGGCGGAGCCTAGGGAGATCACCACGGCACGCGGGGTTAGCGCGTCACGGACGGGATATGAAGCAGGGGGATGGATTGGGGGCCAGCTGCAGCGCCCGGTCATGCCTTGACCGCTGCGCCCCTACTTCTCGGGATGGCACCGGGACTGGTTACCCGTTCTTGTTTCGCTGTCGCCTACAGCGTTGGTGGCCCCTCACCGGGCCGCGTATTCGGTTATCGCCCCTCTGCGGGGCGCATGGTGGGGGTCGTGGTCGCATGGTTGGGATTCTAGACACGTGGCGAGTCTTTACGCACATGTAGCGAGTCGCTGGCATTCCTGGCGGCGTGTCTACATATCTGTCGATACCTAGCGATACACTGACGCGCATGACACTTATTCAGATCGACAGCAGCGGGCTGCCGGAGATCCTGCGAGCCACGCGTGGCGCTGCAGGGCTGTCTGCCCGCGCCATGGCGCTGCAGATCGGCGTGAGTCACGGCACGATCTCGGCGTGGGAACGCGGGATCTCCGAGCCGAGCGTGTCGCAGTTCATGCGGTGGGCTGAGGTGACCGGGCAAGCGCCCGAGCGCCTGCTGCCCCCGCACGCTGCTGCGTGACGTTGGCCTGCAGCTCGCGCCCCACGATCGCCCCGAGCCGGCGACGTGGGGCGCTTTGCCATGCCCGGCGTGTCACTTGACATGTCCAAGTCAGTGTCACTAGACATGTCCATGTCAATGTCACATGTCTAGGAAGGTCTCACCATGGAACTGATCGCCCCCGAGCCGGCTAAGCGGCCGGCAGCCGCCATGATCTCGATCGACGCGTTCGCAGCGCAGCGGAAGGTGGCCACGCGCACGGTGCGCCGGTGGCTCGACGCCGGCCGCGTGCCCGGTGCCGTGAAGGTGGGCAATAAGTGGTCGCTGCCGGCCGACGCGATCGTGCAGGATGCCCTGCCCGGTGTCATGGACACTGTCAAAGACACGGCCCCCGTCGCGCTGCGAGCTGCAGCCGAGCTGACCGTGCCCACGGTGCTGGCCCCGCTGCCGGTCATGGTGCCGATCGCCACGGCCGCGCAGGTGCTCGGCGTCAGCGAGTACACCATGCGCCGTAACGCCGACTACTTCGAGCTGCAGCGCATGGGCGAGCACGGCAGCTATGTGATGCCGAAAGCCCGTATCCGAGAGCTGGAGGGCTGACCATGGCAACGCGCACGATCGAGCTGCTGAGCGATGATCTGGACGGCAGCGAGAGCGACGTGGAAACGGTCACGTTCGCGCTCGGCAGCACGTCGTGGGAGATCGACCTATCCGCCGACAACCGGGCGCAGCTCGACCAGCTGCTGCAGCCGTACATGGACGCCGGCCGACGCGTGAAGCGACCACGCCGCCGGCGCTCTGGGAGCCTCTGAGAGCGCCGAACACGACAGCGCCCCCCGCCATATGGCAGGGGGCGCTGTTTCGTGCTCTCAGCGGCTCTCAGAGCGGCGCGCCGGTCTTGTCCACGTAGAGCACGGCCATGATCAGCGGCAGGATGACGGCCAGAGCGCCCTCGGGCAGCCAGCCGGCGAACACGGCAGCCGCGACGGCCGCGCCGGCGACGCCGTAGGCCCACCGGCGGAATGCCGGCGTCAGGAAGCGCTCAGAGCGCGCGCGCAGCTGCGCCCGTCGCTCTCGACGCGTCAGGGGGGCGGGATCGGTCATTCGGGGTCTCCGTTCTCGAACAGGTGGTCAGGGATGGGCAGGGGCACGTACCCGCTGCGGTACGCGTGATCGTGCTGCTGACGCACGTAGGCCCACAGCCGGTTGTTCAGGTTCTCGACGCTGGCCAGCCGGCGCTCGATCCGCCCCATGCGCCCGTAGCGGGCGTTCAGCCACGCACCGGATGCCGTGACGACGGCGACGGCGATCAGGGTCCACTCGGTCGCGGTCACGTGACGGGAGCCGTCCACGCTGCGGCCCACGTCGCCGGCCCGATCTTGCCGTCAACGGTCAGCCCCTTTTCGGCTTGGAACGCGCGGGCCACGTCGCGGGTGCGATCGCCGTAACGGCCGTCAGCGCCGTGCGGGCCGAGATCCCAGCCGCGCGCGATCATGCGAGCCTGCCAGCGCGCCAGGTGCTCGCCGTTGCCGTAGTACCCGCTGACGCTCTCGCGGGGGCCGGACTTCGGGCCGAAGTACCAGTTACCCGGCAGCGGGAACGCCGGCGCAGCTGCAGCGGGCGCGCCGCCGGCGATGCGGGCAGCGGTCCAGCCCATCGGCTCGATGCTGCGGCCGTTCAGGCGCACTTCGTAGTGCAGGCAATCGCCGGTCGCGTTGCCGGTGCTGCCGACCTCGCCGATCTTCGCGCCCTCGCCCACGCGCGCGCCCCGGCTGACGCTGACGCGTTCCAGGTGCATGTAGAGCGACGTGACGCCGCCGCCGTGGTCGATCACCACGGTGATGCCGGCCGCGTTGTTCATCCAGCCGGCCGACGTGACCGTGCCGGCCTCGACGGCGTGAACGTCCTCGAACCCGATCAGGTCAGCGCCGTTGTGCTGCGAGCTGATCCCCACGCGGGGATCGCGGGGGCCGAACGGACTCGACACCTTCGGGGGCGTCTTGGCCCCGTTGGGGTACATGGTCATGGGATCTCTCCTATCTCTCTCAGTTGCCCTCACGCTCGGTCAGCAGCTGCTGATAGAGCGGGGGCGTGGTCTCGTCGGCCGGCGGCTCGTCGGCCGGCTCGGTCTCGGGGATCTCGGGGGCCGGCAGCAGCTCGCGGTAGGCGTCCAGCTCGGCCTGCAGCGCAGCGGCTCGGGCATCCGCGCCGGCAGCCTGCACGGCTGCAGCCTCGGCCGCTGCGAGGGCGTCGGCGCGCTGGCGCACGAACAGGCCGGCCGACGCGCGCAGCGCCGCTATCTGCTCGCTCAGCACGTCCTCGATCAGTGTCATGGTGTTCCCTTCGTGGTGTGACATGTCCTAGACAGGTCACTTGGCCTTTATGACGTAGGTGACGGTCAGATAGGGCTGCAGGTTGTTGTGCGCCTGCCCCCCGCCGGCGTCGGCCGGCTGCCGGTAGTCGTAGATATCGCCGGTGCCGGCGTTGGTGTGCCCGGTCTTGAATCCGCCGGTGGTGTTGGTGCGGTGGGCGGCGAACCCGTCAGCGTTGGCCCCCGCGCCGTGCGTGTGGCTCGGCATCTGCGCCACGGTCAGCGTGTGAGTCTTGGCCCCGCCGGTCTTGCCCAGCACGTTGAACTCGGTTTGCGCGGTGTCGATCGACACCAGGGCGCGGCCTCGCGCGTCGGGCACGTTGAACGTCGTGCTGCCGTTGCCGGGGCCGTAGGTGACGCCGATCAGGGCGAACAGGGCCGGGTACTCGGTGCGCGAGATCGCGCGGCCGTCCATGGGCAGGTAGTTGGTCGGGGCGTTGCTGCCGGCGAACGCGTGGATCGTGCCCACGGGGGCCAGCTGCTGCAGGATCTCGCCCACGCGGCGCTGCAGGGTGCGCACCGCTTCTTCGAGCTGTCTCAGGGCCATGTCAGAGCCTCCTAAGCGTCACGGTGACGATCCACCGGCGCGGCGTAATGTCGTGCTGCAGCGCGACGATCTGGGAATCCTGCTCGGTGCCGTTGAATCGCACGGTGATGCGCTGCCCCACGTCCAGCGCGTTGGCTGCCGGCAGGTTCTCTTGCGCGTTCCATCGGAAGCTCGACACGAACAGGCGCGGCTCGGCCGACTCGGCCAGCAGGTTGGCCAGGCGGTCTGTCAGCGACTCGTCATAGGGCGCGCGGTCCCACAGGTTGACTTCGAGCCGATCCGAGCGCACGCCGAACGTGTCGATGCTGCTCTGCTCGACCACGATCAGCTCGGTGTTCTCCTCGGTCTCGCGGTCCTCCGATACGCCGTAGTTGGTCACGTCCAGGCGGTTGACCATGCCGCGGGTGTCATACGCGGCCGCCACGTCGATGTAGTGCAGCGCGCCGGCGTCGATCTCGTCGGTGAACACGGCCGAGACCGGCAGCGCAGCGCCAGGCAGCCGGAACCGGGTTACGCCGTCCTGCCCCACGTACCAGCTCGCGCCCACGCTGTTGCACGCGAGGTCAAAGTGGTTGGCCAGGTTGGACTCGTAGACCGTTTCGCGCAGGCGCACCGGGTAGTCGGTCACCAGCTCGACCAGCTGGATGCCCGAGAACGCGACGCGCTCGACGGCATCCGTGTTAGCCGGCACGGTGACGCCCTCGGCCAGCAGGATCTGCAGCGTGACGCTCTCAGTGTCGGCCACGAACTCGATACCCTCGCCCAGAGCCGTCAGCGCCTCGCTGACGGCCGTAACCGGCCCTGCCCCCTCTCCCACTACCTGCAGGCGATACTGACGCGCCAGAGCGCCCGCCTCGGTCAGCTGAGCGGATGCACGGAAGCGGTACGCGGTGCCGATTTTCAGGCCGGTGACCACGCGCTGCAGGCCGAGCTGCCCGGTGGTCAGCTGCGCGGCCGACGTGGATAGGTTCTCGATCACCAGCGCCTGCCGGCCGGCGACGGTGCCGCGTCGGATGCCCTCGGCCGTGAATGCCGCCATGCCGGCCGGCAGCTGGCCCACGCGGGTCCAGCCGTCGAGATCGCCGGCGCTGAGCACCAGCAGCGCCTGCCGAGATCCTGAGTAGGCGTTGACGCCGCCGGCGGTGCGAGCTGCCACGCGGGCGTAGTAGTAGCGCCCGCCGGCCAGGCCGGCCACGGCTGCCTGCAGCACGTTGCCCACGTCGATGCTCTGCACGCCGACCGTGAACGCGGCATCCCGAGCCACCTGCAGCCGGTAGCCGGTCAGGCCGGTGGCGATGCTCGGGGCCGTCCAGGTGGCCACCAGCTCGCCGGCAGCGTTCTGCGCCCAGCCGGTCAGCGTCGGGGCCGGCAGCCCCACGAACGTGTTAGGCGTGCCCGCCCAGCCGGACCAGCCGCGCCGGTTGCGGGCGCGGTAGCGGAACCAGTAGCGCTGACCGGGGGTGAGTCCCCCCACGTCGTGAATCGGGCCGTTGTTGCTCGACGTGACCACGCCGGCCGTGAACGCGTCATTTGTGGCTGCCTGAAACTGATACTCGAGAATCGGCGCGCCGCCGTCGTCACCGGGCGCGCTGCCGTTCACGCGCACGCTGTTGGTGGTGACGTTGCTCAGGCTCGGCGCGGCCGGCGTGCTCGGCGCTTTGGCGATGCGGGGAAAGTCATTGAAATCGGCGTAATGGCTCTCATTGGTGCCGCCATAGCCCAGGTACATGCGCAGCGTGACGCCGCCGCGCCGGCCGTCAGAGCCGTGCCCAACGTTCACGTCCCATGTGTCGATCCAGCGCACCTGATTGTCGCTGTATCCGCTCGGCAGGAAGGGCTGCCCCGAGTGCGTGCCGAAATGCACGACGTTCTCGATGTGGCCCTGCTGCTGCCCCCAATCCAGGAACCGCGACGACGTGGTGCCGCCGGGGCCGTTGACGGCTGCGAGGTAGCAGCGCACGGTGGTGTAGTTGCCATCCTCGCTCTGGCCGATACGGTCAGCGCCGAGAATGAACGTCGTGTTAGGTCCGGTCTTGCGGACTGTAATCCGGTCAGTCATTAGAACGCGTAAACCTCTCGCGGTGCGCCCTCGGTGGGCGCTTCGATCGGGGCCAGGGCCGAGCCGGCGAGCCGGCTAATGCGCGCCTCGAACGTCTCGAACCCGGTAGGGATCGCCACGCCGTAGCGCGGGGTCTCGCCGTGGGTCTTGACGGCATCGGCCACGGTCACGGTGGTGACGACGCGCTGCCGGCCGGTGGCTTTGTTGAGCGGGTAGCCGGCGGCGACATCGACCACGCGGCCGGTGAACAGCTCGCGCAGCTGGCCGTTGAGATCGCGCGAGACCGCGCGCAGATCCTGGCCAGGCTGGAACGTGCCGCCCTGCATGGGATCTTCGGCGTTGAGCAGCTGGAAGGTCATCAGGCCGACGTCGGTTTTCAGGCCCAGCCCGGTGCGCGCCCCGCCGCGTCGAATGGTCACGTTGGTGGCGTGCGCGATCTCGCCGGGGCCGGGGGCGGTGGTCTCGTACCAGCTGCCGAGCACGTCGGCGTGCTCGACCAGGAACGCCGTTGCGTCGAGCCGAGAGCCGGCCACCACGCTGCCGACGGCTCGGAAGATAGCCCGCACGCGCACGACGCCGGCCGGCACGGCCCCCGACACGTGAATGCGGGTCCAGCTGCCCGAGGGCGTCGCGAACGCCGGCGAGGTCGCCGTGGCCACCACGACGCCGGCGGCGTCGTAGAACTGGATGTAAGCGAACCCCTGAGCGTTGGCGATCGAGCTAGGCCGAACCCATGCGGATGCCGTGACCGATCCCCCGCGCTGCAGCAGCACGCCCTGCGCTGCGGTGTTGCGAATGTCGATGTAGGTTCCGGTGGTGGTGGCCTCGGCGCGCAGGAACGTGTCGATGCCCAGCCCGCCCACGTTCATGCCGGCGGTGGCTGCCGTCGTGGGGATAGGCGACGTGCCGCTGCCCACGGTGGACTGCCAGCCGGCCGCTGACGTGCCGCGCGGGGCGGTCACCAGGTTGCGGCGCAGCCGGCGGATCTCGACGCGGCCGAACAGGGGGCGCTCGATGACGGTCACAGCCGGCCCCCCGCGTCCTCGTAGTCGCGGATCGCCTCGACGATGACGCGGCCAGTCTCTGCCGTCGCGTTCAGCGTGCTGACGCTGATCTGGTAGACCGGCGCGGCGCCGGCCGAGGTGCTCCGAGCTGCGCTGTAGCTGTTGAATGCGGTGTCGATCTCGGGCGCGGTCAGCACCGGATCGAACCCGCCGGCCACGCGCGAGCTCAGCGCGCCCATGGCCCCGTCGACCAGGCCGGCGTTACGCGTGAGACCCTGCACGAGACCCTGCACGGTGTTCTTGCCGTAGCCCATGAACAGCCGGGACGGCGAGTGAATCCCGAGGAAGCTCAGGAAGTCCCCTACGGCGTTCTGCGCGATCTGCAGCAGCGCGCTGCCGACCGATCCGGCTGCCTGCATCAGACCCTTGACCAGACCGCCGATCAGATCGACGCCGGCGCGGATGAGCTGCGGCACCAGGCCGATCAGCGTAGAGATCATGGTGGGCGCGAGACCGATCAGCGCGCTGATCAGCTGGGGGATGATCTTGGGCAGCGCCTGCACGATGCCGGTGAACAGCTGCACCGCGCCGTTGATCAGCGCCGGGATCATCGAGATAACCGACGACAGAATGGACGGCAGCAGGTTGAGGATGCCCATCAGCAGCGTGGGCAGGATGATCGGCAGCGCCTGCACCAGCGCCGTGAACAGCTCGATCGCGCCCTGCAGGATGCCGGGGAGCATCGACACGATCGACGCCACCAGCTGCGGCAGCAGGCCCACGACGGCCTCGATCAGCGGGGGGATGATCACCGGGATAGCGGCCACCAGCTGCGTGAACACCTGCACGGCCGCGTCGAGAATGACGGGGATCATGCCCAGCAGCGTGGTGAGCAGGCCGGGGAGCAGCGTCACCAGCGTGGTGAGGATCGACGGGATGACGGTCACCAGGGCGGTGATCAGCTGCGTGAACATCTGGATGCCGGCGGCGAGCAGCTGCGGCACGAACGTGGCCAGCTGCGCCACCATCTGCGTGATGAACCCGAGCGCGGCCGTCATCAGCGCCGGCAGGATCAGGGGCAGCGCCTGAGCCAGCGCGCTGAACAGCTGCACCGCGCCGTCGAGCATGGCCCCACGGCCGGCCGTCAGACCGGCCACCAGGCTGTTGAGACCGCCGCCGGCGATCCAGCCGGCTGCAGCCTGCACGCCCGAGATCACGGCCGGCAGCAGGCCGGCGAACAGCGCCCCGAAATCGAGCGACGACGTGCCATTGAGCAGGCCGAACACGAAATCCGCGAACGCGTTAGACGCGCCGGTGATCGACGCCGTGACGCTGGCGAACCAGTCACTGCCCTGCAGCTTGTTGAGCAGCACGCCGGCCGCTGCGGTCACGGCCGTGAACGCCGGCAGCAGCGACGTGCCGAACGTGGCGAACAGGTTTTCCGCGCCGGCAGCCAGGCGCTGCTGCGCGCCGGCCAGCGTGGTGCTCTCGCGGGCGAATGCGCCCTGAGCGTCGGCGGTCTGCTGATACAGCAGCGCGAGGGTGGCCTGCAGCTTCGCGTTCTTCTCGGCCTCGCCGGTCAGGCCGGTCAGGCCCATCTCGGCCATTTTCGCCTGCACGGCTGCCTCGTTGATCGACACGCCGTAACGCTCGATCGGGTCACGTTCGCCGCGCAGCAGCGACGACAGGGCCGACACGGCATCCGACGTGCTGCCACCGAACTGCGCCGAGAGATCCGCGCCCAGCCCGATCAGCTCGTTAGTCTTGCCGGCCAGCGCCTCGGACTCGACGCCCATGTTTCGCAGCTGCGAGCCGAGCACGGTAGCCAGGCCGGCGTACTCGGATTTGGCCAGGCCGACCGCGCCGGCCGCGCCGTTCGCCCACTGCTGCATCTGCGCCGCGTTGCCCTTGAACACCGAATCCATGGCCCCGAGGTTCTGCTGCAGCTCGCTGGCGCTCTTGACGCTCTTAGCGACGCCGACGCCGATAGCGGCAGCGACGGCCGCGCCGGCGGCAGCTGCAGCTGCGCCCCACTTGCCGAGCGATCCGGTGGCCCCGCCGAGCTTGCTCTGCAGGTCGCGGGTGTCCCCGAGGATCGACACGATTACGGTGTTCTTGGCCATGGCGGCGCTAGTGTCCTCTCGGGGGGAAATCTGGGGGCCGGCCCCGACGTGCTGGGGTAGCTGGGGGTTGTCGGGGCCGGCCGGTCAGGGTGGACATGTCTAGGACATGTCAGCCGGCTATCTGCGCCGGCGGCTGCGCTTGTTCAGCTCGCGCACGATCGCGTCGCGCTCCGCGATCGTCAGGCGTTCATATGCGGCCGGGTCCATGCCCAGCTGCACGATGAACTGCGCCTTTAGGCGGGCGCGCTCTCGGGCGAGCCGTCGCCGTTTCCCTCGGCGCTGCTCTCGGCCTCGTCGGCCTCGTCGTCGGACGCGTCCAGCCCGAGGAAGCTCTGCGCCTCGCCCATGGACGCCTGCAGCGCCGCGTTGAACGTGAACGTCGGTTCGCCGTTGCGGCGCTTGGCCACCATGTAGAGCGCCGCCAGGAACTTGCCCTGCGGGGTCTCGGTGGTCACGCCGCCGATCGCGACGCCGGAAAGATCCTCGATCGCTGCGACTTCTCCGAGGGTGAGCTGTTCCAGGTCGAACTTCTTCGGCTTGGTGGTGGTGTCCATGTGGGTGCCCTTTCTAGAGCTTGTGCTTACGCATGAGTTGGTCGATGCCGGTCTGCAGCTCGCTGACCAGCTGGGATTGGGCACGGCGCAGCGCGTCCACCAGGAACGGCTGCGCACGGCTGCCCGTGTGGGGGTTGCCGTAGTGGACTACGCCGGCGTGTGCCCCACGCTTGGCGTAGCCGGCGCGCACCACGGCTTTGGTGCGGCCTCGGCCGGCGCGCAGCGTGCCTTTCAGCTCGCCGCTCTTGGCCGGCACGCGCGCGTTGGCGATGACGATGGAGCCGAGCCGGAACATGAGATCCGGCAGGTCGGCCGACTCGTCGCCGGCGGCGCGCAGCTTCGCGTTCAGCTCTCGCAGCCCGTCGATACGGATGCCGCGGTTCTGGTACTCAGCCACGCGCCGCCCCGCTTACGCGCCCGCGCCGGTGTCCATGGTCGGCTCGCCGTCGATCGGGAACTCGTAGTCGAACGTGAACGCCGACTTCGGATCCGTGGACGCCTCGCCGCCAATGGTCGGCTTGGGGCCGATCGTCAGCGTGCCGACGAAGTGCGGTTCGGACTCGGACGGCACCGCGTTGCCGTGCGGCGCGATCGTGTAGGGCACGTTCTCCTCGCCGCTGTTCTCCCACACGTAGCGCCAGAATGCGGCCGTGTCGGTGGACTGGATCGCGGACCCTCGCAGGTAGAACTGCCGGCCCCCGCCCTCGGCCGCGTCCTCGAACGTGACGACATCGGCGTCTGCCTCTTCGTTCTCGATCGTCCAGCTGATCACGTCAGCCGACTGATCGGTGCCGGGGGTGCCGAGCGTCAGCTGCGGCTTGCGGTTGCCCCGGATGCGGGTGCTGCCCATGGGTGTCTCTTTCTCTCGGGTGGACTGTCTAGGACATGTCAGGGGAATGTCACGCCGCCGGCGGCGACGCTCAGGGCGGTGGCCAGTACCTCGGCCCCGTTCAGGTCTTGGATCTCGGGCCGCTCGATCCGCTCGACCAGCCAGCCGGCGCTCAGCAGCCGGCGCTGCACGCTCTCGATCCGCTCATCCAGCTGATCGGTCTCGTCGGCGTTCATGCTCGGCTGCGTGAGCAGCACGACGCCGAACCGCACGATCGAGCTGCCGAACGTCTGATCTGCCTCGACGTAGGGCGCGCCGGCCATGACGAACGCGGCCGGCAGCTGCACGCGCGCCGGCACGTGGTCGTAGGTGGTCAGCTCGACCGGCGAGCCGGCCACGTCGTCGGCCAGCTCGCGGCGCAGATCCCCGAGCGTGCTCATGCGAACCCGAGCGGCAGGAAGGGCTGCAGGATGACGCGCGCCACGTTCATGGGGTCTTTGGCGACGCGCAGCGGGGTGCCGGCGGCATCCGCGAACTGCGAGATCCCATTGGGCGCTTGGCGCTTGTGGAACAGCTCGCTGCCGGCCTCGATGATCGCGCGGGTGCGGATCTCGGCCGGCACGGTCGCGCTGCCGATCAGCTGGCCGACGAGAGCCAGAGCCTCAGACGCGCAGCGCTGCACGAACGCGTCATCGACGGCCACGTGGCGCGCTTCGGGCGTCACGTAGGCGCGCAGCTGCTCAGTGAGCTGCTGCAGCTCGGTCTGCTCTGTGCTCTCGTCGGCCATGTCTTACTTGCCGTCCTTCGCGCCGGCCGGGGCAGCGGCGACGACGGGCACGACAGCGCCGGGGATCTCGGTGGCCAGCGCGCCGTAGTAGTACACGCCGAACCGCTTCGACAGGTTGACGATGTTCTCGTCAGCCAGCTCCACCACGGGGCTGTTGTACTGGCGGATCGCCTCGCCGTTGACGAACGCCGCTTCGTCGGCCGCGCCCTTCAGATCGAGCTTGACCGTGACGCCGGCGAGGTCGCCGCCGAGCGTCTTGGCGTTGATGTGGCCCACGGTGTTGGAACCCTGGCCCGACACGACCATGAGCGGCCGGCCGGCGCTGTCGGTGAGGCTCGCCAGCGTCTTGAACCGGTTCTTTCCGGCCACGATCGCGTCGAGCGGCAGCCCGAGGTCAGCGAACCATTCCGCGCCGTCGATGATGGCGCTCAGCCACTCGATCCACTTGGTGTCATCGGCCACGACGGCCACGCGGTCGGGATCGAGCTTGTTGGCCTGCACCAGCGCCGCGTAGTGCTGGCGCAGCACGGTGGCCTTGCGACGGCCGGCGCGCAGCGCGAGGGCGCGCAGGTGGAGGTCGAGCACGTTCACGTTGGTGGTGCGCTCGATCTTCTGGCGGGACAGCTCGACGTAACCGCCGTAGGTCTTGATGTCCTCGTGATCGACGTCCAGCGTGATCTTGCCGGAGGTGAGGTCGTCACCCTCGGCCAGCTGCTCGTCCACGTCCACGTCGTCGCTTTCCAGCACGCCGTACTCGAGCTGCAGCCCCTTGGACGGCAGCACGCCGGTGCTGAAAATCGAGCCGAGCGCGTTGGGCGCTTCGATCAGGCGGATGGTGTCGCCCACGTACTGCGGCGTCAGGATGCCGTCAGCGGCCACGCCGCCGGCATAGGCACGCTCGATCATGCCCTCGTACTCGCGGATGGTGTCGGCGTCGCCGCGCACCAGGTCGCGCAGCCACGCGCCGGCGCTGCGCTCGTCAGCGACCGGCTCGGCGGCGCGCTGCTGACCGGCGAGGGCCACCTGGCGGCCGAGATCCTGCACCTGCTCGCGGATCTCGCGGAGGTCGTCGCCGCGCTCCTGCTCATCGTTCATGTTGGGGGTGTCCTCTCGACGGGGGTTGTTGTTGGTGGGCAGCTCGCGCACGCTCTCGACGCGGGCAGAGGGGTAGGCGGGGAAGGGGACCAGGGAGACCTCGCGGACGCGCACGCGGTCGTACACGATCACGTCGCCCAGCTCGTCGCGCTCCACGTGCCACTCGACGGGATCGAACCCGATCGACAGCCCATCCAGCACGCCGTCGCGGGCGAGTTGATACGCCTCGTCGCCGGCCGGCGTCGCGCTGATCTTGGCCGTGGGGTGCCAGCCGGCCTCATCGTCGCGCGCCTCGGTCACGATGCCGATGGGGTCGCGGTGCCGGCTGAACAGCTTGCATCCCTCGGCCTCGACGCTGCCGGGGGCCAGGCGCTCTCGCTCGCCCCAAATCGTGATGGTCTCGCCGTAGGGCACGCCCACGCCGCTGATCGTGCGGGTCTCGGCGTTGACGGCCGCGCGCACGTGCAGCTCGCGGCTCTCTCGGGTCTCGGTCATGCGGTGATCTCTCTCTGTCGGATCTGGCGCAGCTCGATCTGCTGCGCGCGCTCGGCGGCGTCAGCGTCGCCGGCGGCGTCGGTGAGCGGCGCGAACCCTTCGATCTCGCGGACCTCGGCCACGGTCATGAAGCCCGCCTCAATCGCGGTGCGATAGCTCGTGTAGCGGGTCGTGGTGTCCGCGCGCAGCAGCGCCTCGATGTTGAACCGGGCGCGACGCGCACCGGGCAGCAGCTCCGACAGGGCATCCTCGATCTCGGTCAGATAGCCCATGAGCGTGAAGCGCACGTATGCGAGCCAGTCCTGCTCGACGTTGCTGTAGCTCTGGCTGTTGCCCTCGACGGCAGCGAGCATGAGCGACGCCGGCGTGCCGAACAGGCGGGCGATCTGCGTCACGCTGAACTGCTGCGACTCGATGAACTGGACATCCTTGGGGCTGAGGAAGATCGGCCGATAGTCCAGCCCCTGCCCGAGCACGACGACGCCGTTTTTCTGGCCGGCGTTCTCGTTCCAGTGCTCCTTGGCCATGGCTGCCGTGTCGCGCGTGATGTTCTGATCCGACTTGAGCACGCCGGTGGGCACGCCGCTGTCGTCCAGCCACGCGGCCGCATAGTCGCGGGTGGAGATCGCGCCGCGCAGATCCGGCTGCGCAGCCTGCACCGGGCCGAGACCGTAGGCCGAGCCGGGAACGCGCAGCAGGGTGACGTGCATCACGTCGCGCGGCTGCAGCTCGCGGTTCCGGTAGCTGTACTTCGTGACGTTGCCGGCGGCATCCGTGTGGATGCGGACCTGCAGCGGGTTGAGCACCGGCAGAGCGATAGGCTGCCCGAACGCGTCACGCACGATCTCGGCGTAACCGTTGCCGGTGCTGGCCATGGACACCACAACCTGCTCGATCCAGCTGCTGCGGGTGCTCTGCGGATCGGGCCGGCGGGTCAGGGGGTGATCCTCGACCACGCGGCCGTAGCGGGTGGTCTCGATGCTCAGCTGCTTAGCGCTGATCGCGTGGATCTGAATGGCGCGGTAGACCATGGAGATCCCGAACGCGTCGGCCACGGTCACGGTCCCGAGAGCAGCCGACCGGCTCGGCGCTGTCACGCCGGTTGTCGGGTTGTCGCTGCTCGCGCTTCGGCTACTGCCGGCCAGCCACTCTCGGATGCGTCCCACGTGAAGAATGGTTACTCAGCTGACCACGTGGGCGGTAATTCGGACGCGCGGCCATTGTGACGCTATCGCTAGGTAATTGGTTTATGTCACGTCACTGGACATGTCCTAGTCATGTCCACGTGTCCTAGAACATCTGCAGCGAGTTGTCGCGGTGGTTCTCGCACAGCTGCACGCCGATCACGTGCGACATAACGCCGTCGATCGACGCGCTGGACGCCTGCCGGCTGATCTTGAATCCGCCGTCACTGTCCTTCCGCTTGGTGAGCGGGATCTGCTGCGCGAGCAGATCGTGGCCAGGGTGCGCCAGGCGCTGCTGCTGCAGCTTCGCGTAGAACAGCGCGCTGCCGTTCATCACGTCGGCCACGCCGGCCATGGTCACCGGGATGCCGCGCAGCTCTAGCTCGCGGCCGAGATCGCGCAGCGTGAAGCTGTCCATGCCGAACGTCGCCGGCTTGTGCGCGGTGTTCAGCAGCTCGCACAGCTCGACCAGGCGCGCCACGTCGGGGCGCACGATCGACGCCACCACGTCACAGTAGATCCGCCCATCCGGCCGCTTGCCGAACGCCGAGATCGTCGCGGCCGACCAATCGGGCGTGCGGTCGATCGTGAAGATAGGCGCGACGCCGGCGGGCCAGTCCTCGCGCACGAAGTTGTCGTGCCACATGGCTGCCGTGATGAACTCAGAGACCGATTGCACGAACCGATTCAGGCGGTAGCGGATCGCGTCCTGCCGGGGCATGGATCGGACCTCGATCACGGCGTTTTCGAGATCCACGCGCCCGGATGCCACGGACGGATTAGCGCGGGCCAGCTCGCGCCCTAGGTCGTCGTCATCCTCGGGGATCTCGGCCGCGTCGGCCTCCCACACGTAGAACCCGAACCGGGCATCCGCGCCGGCCTCGATCGCGTCAGCGCCCTGCTCGTACAGGTGCAGCAGCAGCTCGCTGCCCTCGTCGCCGGCGGTGGTGATCCCGACGACGAAACAGTTAGGCCGGCCGCCCATACCGTTGACCAGATCGAACCAGAGCGCGCGCGCGAGAATGTGCAGCTCATCGACCAGGCCGGCGTCGATCGGGATGCCCTGCAGCGCCGCCGACTTCGCAGCCTTGATCTCGTACTGCCCGCCGTCCTTCGTCTGAATGCCGCGGGTCTCGGTCAGCGCCCGGAACCGCTGCGCGAGCTTCGGCGTGCCCCTGATCGCGCGCATGGTGCGCTTGTACACCAGGCGCGCCTGCTCGGCGCTCGACGCGATCCCCACGACGTTGGGGGCGGCTTTCATGAGCAGCGCGAACAGGCCGATAGCTGCGGCTATCTCGGTCTTGCCGTTCTGCCGGCCCAGACTGATCACGATCTGACGCCAGCGCAGCTGACCGGCTCGACGGTGCCCCGGCGGGTACAGCTCTAGCACGTGGCGCACGGCCTGCTCTTGCCACGCTTCGAGCGCGTAGCCGAACGCCGCGAACCAGATCAGGCGGAACAGATCGCGGTAGCCGTCGAACGCGCTCGGGAAATCGTCGCTGAGGGGCGGCGTCCAGCGACGCGGGGGCCACGGCGCAATGTCGGGGTAGGGCTGTGACATGGACATGTCTAGGCCATGTCCCCACCGGGCAGCTGCAGCAGCTCGCGCCAGGTGTGCCGGCGAACGCGGCCGACGTGCTGGCCGGCGTTGACCGGCTGGCAGAGCGGGGCGGGCGGGATCTCGGCCGGCGTCGGGGCCGCCAGGATCGAGTCGAACGTGCCGAGATCTCGGCCGGCGCGCTCTGCCAGCCGGTCAACGTCAACCCACGACAGCGCAGCCGGCGGGGTGTAGATCCGCGACGGGGGCAGCGCGTCGAGCGCGGCCAGGAACCCGGACATGTCCAGGGACACGGCAACTGTCAGAGTGCCGGGCCGCGAGCCGGCGGGGTGCCGGCGCATGGCGGCGCGCCGCGCTCGGCGGTTGAGCCAGCGCACCGGCCGGCTGTCGTGCCACGCGTCGGCCAGGCGCTCGACGGCATCCGCGAACGCGACGCCGGCCGGCAGCAGCCAGCCGAACAGGGCGGCGTGCAGCTCATCGACGGCGCGCTGCAGCTCGGCAGCGGCAGCTGCCAGGCTGCCAGGCTCGGGCTGCAGATCCTCCCACGCCTCGACGTAGGCGGCTCGCGCCTCGGCCGGCGGGTGCTCGGGGCAGGGCCAGCGCAGCGAGCCGTCGCCGCTCGGGCACGTGCAGCGCAGCAGGCAGGGATCTGCGAGCGTGTCGCAGCACGCGCTGCAGCGGTCGCACCAGACATGCTCGGCCGACGCCGCCACGGCGTGCGAGGGGTGCGGGGTCATGCGTCGGCCGTCCAGACGCCGCCCAGCTGCTCGAACAGCGACGGCCCCATGGCTGCCTGCCGAGCTGCGCCGGCCGGATCGGTCGGCTGCTGCGGCTCGCCAGGCCGGCGGTTCAGCAGCGCCCGGTGGATCAGGGTGAACTGCGAGATCAGGGCGGCTTGGAAGGTGCCGGCGTCGAGCTGCTTAGCGATCGTGCGCAGCGCCATGAGCTGCGGCGCGTCAGCGGCCGTCAGCCACTCGGCCCCCTCCTTCTGGAACAGCTCGACAGCTGCGATCCAGGTCGAATTGGGGTCCAGCTCGAACGGTTCCGGCTCGGTGGTGGTGGTTTCGCTCATTCTCAAATATTTCTGACTCTGATCTGGTGAAAATGCCAAC